TGTTCCGTTTATCAAGTGAAATAAGGTTGTGGCGTCTTCTAAGGAAAGTTTCATTCGACTACCTCGATCAATTCGGCATCTGGATAACAGCGCTTTGCCTCGGGAAGATTCGCAAAATCAGCAAGCCAGTACCAGGCTGAGTTTAATTGGTATGAAACCGAGTACCTGCGCCCATCAAAAGTGATTCTTGTTTTCATGCTGCACCCTTTTCACCGCAAAGCGTGCAGTCACCATACATTGTTAGTTCATGCTCGCAGCATTGGCGGCACTTTGGCTCATCGCAGGATTCACCTAGGGAGTGCCAGTCGATGTCGACGCCCAGGGCTGCCCCGGTCAGGGCCAAGGTGCGAGCCGTGGCTTCCCGGGTGTTCTTTTCGAGCTGAAGGCTGGACTCAGCGTTTCGGAGAGCCTCCCTAGCCGCTTGCACGGTCAATTTCAGCCCTTGCAGCCTTCTCGAACTTCTTTCCAGCTCTTGGGTTAAAACGTCGATTACCAACGGATTTTTGTTTTCAATGTGTTCGGTTGTGTTCATAATGTCTGCCTCTTAATATAAATAATAATACATTTATATTTTTTTGTAAACATATATTTTTATGGTGTAGAAATATTTTATATGATATTGTTGTCAAATGACTTATTTAATTGATATGTCCAAATTTAAGACTGACCTGCTTCAAAAAATTGAAGCAAAAACAACCAAAAGAGGTGCCGTGAGTCTGTACCTTGATAAAGAGCTTTATGCAAAATTCAAGGCCACCATCGAGCCACTGACTATTTCTGAAGTGATTGAAGGCTTCATGAAGCAAGTGGTAGATTCAGAGAGCAGTAAAGGAAAATAAATTATGAAGTATTTATCGTTATTTTTAATGTTTTATTCAATTCAGTCACACGCATTTGATCAAGAGTTTTCTATCTATGCCGGCGCATCTCTTTCAAACAAAGCAAGTTATGTTTTACAGGGAACAACGAGCATCTCTGCTGATGTTGATGGAAAAACATCTCCGATCTGGGGAATGGATTTTCAGAAAAAAGTATCAGATCAATTTTCGCTCGGTGTGATTTTGGACTATTCTTACATGAGCGCAGACAACCTGGCTGGGACTGACACCACCTACTCTCTCATGTTTGCACCAAAATATTTTTCATACAAAAATGAAAACTTAAAACTCTGGGGATGCCTGGGTCTCGGCTTGGCATATACAACTTATGCGACCACCTACACGGATAGTACAGGATCTCTTTCTTCAACCGACAGTGCGCTTGCGTTAGCCGTATCTCCTCGAGTTGGTGCTGATTATACGATTAATGAAACCACCTTTATAGGACTCCAGGCTTCGTATATGATGCTCACCAGTAGCACCATCTCCGGCAGAGTAGTGGCCGGATCAGTCAATGCACCAACTCCAATTGAAGTTTCTCGAAAATCTTTCTCAGCAATGCTCCGTGTAGGATGGTTATTTGGTGAATCAGAGAAAAAATCTGAAGATCAAATTCAATCAAAATAGGTAGTTTTATGAAGTATTTTGTTTTGTTTTTAGTGTTTTTAAGTGGTTGTGCGTCTAGTCCAACAAATGACGACACGCTAGAAAAAATGAAATTATCTATAGATGAAGCCAGTAAGTGTATATTTAATATGGCAAACGGCCTCTCCAACTCCAAAGAAAAACCATCTGACATTGCCTACGCCTCGTTTGGTGGGTGCTCAAAAGAAATATCAAACATGAGATTAAGTGCATCTGACCACCTGTATAACGTCGCAAACGACTATAATGATTATAAAGTTCCTGGAACCGTAAACGACATCTGTGATCGAAAGTTAGAGTATTGGAGACAACAAATAATAAAAATGGTTTTAGAGAGAAGACTGAAAAAAACTACCCTCTCCTCACCTGAAAATGCAGGTGCGCCCCAAGCCCGGCAGTAATCCCATCCTCATAGACCGCTTCTCGCTCTTTGCCATCGGTGATTGAAATTGCTCCGATGTGAAATTTGTCATTCGTAAGAATCACAAGCTTATCAATCAGCACCCGATTCCATCCACGAACAGAAAGATCAAAAGCCCTACCCTCTTCGTGCGTGACCGATTTTGAAACACCTTTAATCCTTGGCCGGATGATTGAAGTGAATAAAATCGGCAGATCATGATCGGTTGCGTAATCCACCACAAAATCCGCTATCAACAGCAGATTGGGCTTTACCAAATCCCAGTCGGAAGGCTTCACCCCTATTTTGTGTGCCATGGATTTCAGGTACTTTTTTATGAATTCGGCCTTCTGATAATCAATTCCACCAGCAGAGTTCACAGCTCAAACCCTGCCGATAATCCGAACGCTTTAAGGTCAGTTTGAGTTAAAGCTCCAAGAAATGCTGGCCCAGCAAAACGCCACAATAGTCCTGCCTGATATTTGAATTGCCCATCCTGATAGATCGCATTGCCGTTGATAAGCCAATTTGGCCTTGCATCTGAAACCTTTAATTCTTTTTTTTCTGATTCCATGGCCTTTTCGATGACTGATTCCAAAACGGTAGTGTCAAGAATCTCCAAAGTTCCGTCAGGTTTTTTCGTAGTTTTGACATGGCGCTGCTCCCTTTTTTGCTCGACCTCTTTGTAAACTATTTTCTCCTCGATCTTAGTTACGATTTTCACCTGAACGGAATGCCGGCCGACCAAGAAAAAGATGGCTGCAACCATACCGGCGGCAATGGCTTTACTTTTCAGGCTGTCCATTTGTCACGCCCTTCTTGCTCTCAATGTGCTGACTCATCACTTGAGCGGCAGTGCGCAAGCCTCCCACGATTAACACCGTTTCCATCCAAATCGTTTCGCTAACTTTTCCAAAATAAAGAGAAAAGGTAGCGGCAGCGAAAATGAAAAATTTAAGACTAAGAAATAAGTCTACGAGTTTTTTCTTCATGGTTTGTGGTTCTCCATCCAGTACATGAGGTACATTCCAGCAGCGATAACTGCGACAGTGATCGAATTAATCAACCACTTGCCAACATTTTGGTACGTTTCTTTTTTCTGCTCATCTAACCACTTGTTCATGCTTGGGCTGAAATTTTCTTGATAAACCTCTTTGACGATTTGCCTTAAATCTTCCTTGCTAAGTTCTTTAAAAGCCTGCTTTAAAACTTCCTTTTCTTCTGGTGTCATGGCTTCCCTTTCAAACTGCCTTGTTTGGGTTTTACTGATTTTTTCATCGGGGCACTGTCTTGATGTTTTTGATACTCTTCGTCAGAAGTGTAATTTGCTGGATCTGGCTTTGGAAACTTGGCTTTCACCTCATTCCTCAAGGCTTTAATTCTGCTCATTTCATCCCCGACTCCCTCAAACATGGCAGCAACCACATCCTCGATTGGCGGATAGTGCTTTTTTCTGTTTTTAATGCACTCATCTAAATCAATCTGATATTTTGATTTTTCTGCTTTCATGGCTCTCCTATGTTTTGATGATATAAATCATGGAAATATTCGAAGGTCTGGTGTCGTTTCCACCGGTTGAAGATGTTGCAGTGTCTTGATCAGTAGTGATTGATTGACCGCCGCCGCCTACCGTTCCTGGATTACCCAAATTTCTTGCGTGTAAGTGGGTATGCGCCTTAAATCCATCGGTCTGGTGCGATCCAGTGAGAGCTCCGGAGTTACCTCCAGTGTTCAACGATGTACGAGATGAAGCATCTGGATCTTCCCACTGCATGATCACCGCTGAGTTTGCGCCTGAAATTGCTATTTTTGTTCCAGCAAGAGCATTTGCTTTTGAGACCGAGAAAGCCAAGGTGTTTGCATCCACTACAATCACAAAATAATCGGTCGCAGTAGAAAGACCGGTTAATGTACCGGATGAAAGTCTGACCCGGGTGCCGGTTCGCTTGTACCCGTGAGCCGTGAAAGTTGCGTTATTGGATGCGGCCGATCCAGATCCGGTGACGTTCGCAACGTCCATTAAACCCCGGATAAACATACCTTTTAAATCCGGTACATTGAATGTCGTCGATCCGTCTCCGCTACCGTAGGCCGATGCAATCACCGCAAAAAGTGCTGCATAGGTGGTTCTCGATACCGCCGAACCGTCGCACAGAAGCCACCCGGTTGGCGCAGCAGAACCTGCAAAAGGTGTGGTCATCCCAGTTGGAACAAGAAACCCTGAGATTGCCGAACTGGTTTTGGCCGGGGTAATCGCTCCGTCTTCTGCTGTTCCAAGATCCACGCAGACTAGGTTCGTGCCATCATAAATCAACTGGTACACTCTGCCGGAAGTAATATCCCCAGATACTGGGTTTGCGCCTGATTTGGTTTTTACGTTTTTAGCTCCTAGACCAGAGACATTAACCGTCATAGCGCCCGAGTTTGTGGATCCAGCTAAGAAAGCAATCCTCAACCCATTTGTGTAGGAAGCAATCGCAGGACTAGGGGTCAATGTTTGCGCATTAGCTGATCCTCCGGAAGTACCTCCCCAAATCATTGTTGAAACATTTTCAGCAGTAACGCCAAGTGTCGCCCTGGCCTGGGCGGCTGTCGTATCGTCTAAAAGTGTTTGAGCGTAAGCCGTTGCGGCCACACCGGTTGTGACTGCATCTATGGCAATCGGGTCTCCATCTGCATCAAATCCAAGTGTTTTACTTGCCCGATCTTCAACGGCTGGGAGAGGGCCAATTGCTCCAGAGTCAGTTTCTGAAGTTTTCAAGCAGCGATCAATTTCGTCTTGCTGCTGCTGGTCGATCATGACCACTTTGTCGAACTGATCCTCGATCACTTCTGGATAGTAATTGTCTTGATTCCTGATGTCCGTTGCTTGCTCAATAGGCAGCAGTCGACGAATAGAAAGAACATATCCGGTTGCTAAAAATCCACTTGAGTCCAACCACTCCTGATTTGAATCGACCAGTGAGATTGATCCACCACTCTCTGCACCCACGCCTGAAACCGTGTAGTCGGTGCCAATAGTAAGAGTAAACTCTTCGTTGTCACTGGTGTCACGAATTGAAACAAGCAAATGTGATGAGTCAAAAATCTTGAAGGTAAAACTGTAGCCAGCGGTGCTTCCGTTGCCCACATAGTCATTTCTGTTAACCGTTGAATCTATCGCCATGCTCTCTCCTCTTCCAAGGAGGCAGCTAGGGATAAACCTATGCGTGCTCGGTTACTTTTATACTACATTTTACGGCCACCCCGATCAAGGCAAGTGACCTTTATTTTTTTGCTGACCCACTCATAATTCCATTCAAAACATCGGCAGGGCTATCAGCCTTATCCTTGCCTTCCTGAACTCCAACTGCATAACCAACCGGCTTCTTCAGCGCACCCAGGACAGCCGCTGATCCACTCAACTTAGTGAAACCTGCCACGGTATCAGACACCTTCGGACTCACGCCCGGGATCGCTCCAACCGGCACAAAACCCATCAAAGGCACCATGCCCATGAGAGACATCGCACCTTTAACCTTTTCTTTATCACTCACGTCTTTGCCGGACGATGCTCTGGCCACAGTTGAAATGATCTGCTCAGTTCCACTGATGACCGGAGAAACAGATACCCTGTTTCCATAACTGTTAGAATTGGTCAAATTCTTAAACCCCACCTGGGCCAGCTGACCAAAAATTCCTGCCATAGGCGCAACAAGTGAAAAAGATGCTCCAAAGTAATACTTCAGCCAAAATTCGAGTGACTCTTTATCGTCGTCATCTTCACCAACTTTTCCACGCAGTCCGTCAACTATGATCTGACCGGCGAAGGCGAAAAGACCAAAATTTGCGGCAATCATGGTTTTTTTTGCAATCGCTTTTGATCCTGGTAGGGTGCTGGCTTTTGACCACTCAGAAGCATACAGATTGGCCATATTGTTGAAAAACCCGTAAAACATCATAAGAGCCTTCATGACAGGCTTGTCGGTTTCAATAGCCGCGGTATCCTCGGGCGCCAGGCTGGACTGAGTTTCACGCACTGCTGAATCAGCATACCTGACGGACTCATCTTCATTCATGCCCTTAGCCTGCGCCTGGTCGTATGACGCCATCCAAACCTGGACGTTCATGATGTTTTGCAGATAAATCTGACCGATGTAGGCATTTGCCCTCACCCACTCGTTGGCGGTTTCAAACTTATTCAGATCGCTCAAAACCTTGTCGGTTTCAAACCTGGCTTTTTCGTCTGACCGCTCCAGCTGGTTTTTCATGAAAAGAGACTTAGAAATTACCACTTGGGTGAAGTCTTTATTGTTCAGTACAGAGTGTTTTACTGCGTTTAATAAAAAACCCGGCCCAGCTCGAAGCGCGGCTGGGATATAGTTTGCAGCCTGCTGGACGATATTTGGGATGTTTGCAAACATGATCTGAATTGCTGCGTTGTTTTTCGCAAAAGAGTAAAACTGATCGGCGTACTTTGAATCCGTGTGGATCGTGGTGCTTTGCGTGGTTGCCCTGGAGAGGAATGGAATCAGAATCTGGTCAACAAAATGCGGATCGTACTCATCGAGAGCAGCCCGGAGCTCGCGGTTATGAACCAGCTTCATGACTTCCTTCACGCGCGGGGTGATGTAGGTATACCGGAGCGTGCGATCAATCTGAAAAGGAATGGCTGATAAATCCATGAGCAGTGGGGTAGAAAAGTTTTCTACCCTGTTTTTTGTGAATCCATCAACTTTTGGCGGAAGCTCTCGCGCGAAATTATCCTCAATCTGATATTTTTCGTTTCTGATCGCTGACTCTTTACTTCTGGTGTTGTCAGGTGTCGCCGGCACATACCCACCAAGGTAATCACCCCAAGGGGTTTTGATCGGTTTTCCTACGATTTCTCCGAAATAAAAGCCGTTCATTTCATAATGCGCGGCCTGTGACTCGGCCTTGAAAGACTCGAATAAATCCCAGATCGACTGTAAAAAGTCATAATCGGCTTTGGTCAGGAGTCCAGTCATTTGGCTGTCTTCAATGAAGGCATCCCACTTGATGGAATCCAAGGTTTTATCCTCGCGGAGCTCCCCCCACCCGTTACCAAGAATCAGTTTTTTAAAATTGCTCTCGTTCCCGGTATGCAGCATGGCGGCCAGGAGCTCGCCCTTATTTTTGAACCGAAAATTCAGACTGCTGGCGACAATCTCTTTACCGCCAAAGTTGTCTTTATGCGCCTGGACAATGGTATTAAACCGTTTGATCAGCTCACCTTTTTTCGCCCTGTAATTTTCTGTTGCTTCCCGAACAGAGTTAAAAAGGTATTTTTTGAATTCTCCGTCTGCGTACTCGTCCATGACTCCAAGTTTTGCTTCCACTCTTTTTAGGGTTGCAATCTTACTCAGAAAACCCCTGGATTTTTCCTCTGCCGGGCTTTGGGTTGACTCGGTGATTTTACTGGCTTTGGCAGGAAGCTTAGAGACCGCTAGGAGGAGGGTGTCGATTGCCTCGCGTTGAAGCAGTTTCTGCCCGTCGATTTTGATCAGCATGGAAGATTTCGATTGCTGCCAAATACCGTAAACCACGTCATTCAAAGCCAGGAATTTTTCATAGGTAAGGTTTTTATAAAAATCAGCATTCTCCAGAGCGGCATTTACCCGGTCAATCAGCAAGGCGTACCCATCTGGATTATATTTTTTCATCTGCTCCAGGTGCTGATCTGGAGTTTTTGGATCTTTACCGAATCCGTAACCTGCTAGAATCGCCCGGCCTGCACCAATTAGCTGCATATCCCTGTTTTTTCCAAGCTTTGAATCCTCTTGGAAAAACTTATTGAACCTGCCTTCTATTTTTTCCACGTTCTCTTTGGCCAGCGTTGCCGCTCGGTAGAGCTCGTGGTTCAGTAATTCTTTCTTTTTGGAGTCAAGGGCATTGTCGATGTCGCCTTTTTGCAGAAAATCAATGGCATTATTCGCGTGTTTTTTCTCTGATCTCAGGTACTGGTAAGGCTTCAACGACGATACGGACTCCTGGGCAATGATCTCCTCGGCCTTCTGTCTGACCTGCTGGACTGTCGGAGCGCGGCGGGCAATGGATTTAACCAGACTTTTAGTATCTTTGGTTTTTTGCTGCTGCAGAAAATCATATTCCAATCGCATCAACTCTGCTTGCTTGTCAGTGTGGATGGCGTTCAGCGCCTCTTCTTGCAAGGTGCCGTTCAGGTAAACATCCTCATCGCCGTGTCTGGACACCATTTCATCGTTGACTGTTTGCTCAATCAGCGCAGCCCGGTCCGGGGTGTTGGCGATCATTTCGACCATATCCCAGCCGTTTTCAAAACCAAGTAAAGCCGCGAGCTCCTCGTGACCCATCCCGTCTTTTCCAAAAATACCGCGCGGTAGTTTATCAACAAACTCCTTGCCGTAGGCATCAATCAGAGTTTTCCGATCCAGCTTCACCGGCATGTCGCCCCGGCCCTCAAGTCGGCCTGCTTTCAGCATCTTGATCAAAGTGATGTCCGCTCTCTCATCGACCGCACGCGTGACCTGGGCTTTCACTTCGGCCTGCTCGTCTTTCCATGCGGCCGTGCGCTCGCGCTGCATCTGCTTCATGACCTTCACAAGCAGGGTATTGGTGGCCTCCTGCTTGGCTTCCTCATGCAGTTTTGAGTATTTTTCTAGCTGTTCATCGGTCAATCCGGCCGCAACTGGATCCAGAATCAGCTTATCAAATGACTGTTCTTTCTGAGCGGCTGCAATCTCGTCATCAGTAGCGAGCAACCGATCAAAAACATCCTTTATTTGTGGAGATATTTTTACATCAAGCTGCCTGAGTCCTGAATAAATAAACTCAAGCCAAGCGCGAAATGTATTAAAAAGTCTTTGAAGCGCCGGGGTCGGAGCTTTCCCCTCCATCAGGTACTTTTCAAAGCTCTCTGCAAACTTCTCATGATGCTCGCGCTTGATCTCCGATCGATCCTTCACGCCTAGGTATTCAAGAGCATCGGCGTAAATCTGCTTGACCCGCTCACTTCCTTCCGGACTTTCCGCAATATCGCCCATGACCTCCAACCAGAAATGGGCCTGCTCGTGTGCAAAAGTCGAAAAGTCGGCTTTGGCATACAGGTCGATGTTCATTTTTCGGCCGGATCCAATTCTCAGTTGCCCGAGTGGTCCCTTATCCTTATTTTGAAATAATGAAAACCCCTCGTTTAATGCTGCTTCTTTTAGTTTTGGAGTGATTTCTAATGAGTGCGCGGTCTGGCCTTCTAGCATTGCATTTTTACCAAATGATATGTCAGATACTTTAGACCCGTATTTCTTACTGAACTTGCTTGCAAAGTCTACAAGGATTTTATCATAAAAACCCTTCATTCCTTCGCCGCCGACTTTAAGATCGTCGCCCTGATAATTCTTGCCACCACCCGGCCAATCTTCACCGGAGTCAGCAACTATTTTAGCGGCTAAATCTTTTCCAAGTGCTGCCTGAATTTTGGACTCATTTAAATTATCACCAGAATATACGGCCGATCCATCTTTATAAGCCTCGACGTTATAGATTCCGTCATCCTGTTTAATGGCCACAATGTTATCTACTTGCTTGGCAAGATCGTAGCGGTCAGCCTGCTGCTCGCCGGTAGTCCATCCGATTTTATCGTAACCCTGCTCAGCGGCCATGCGGATGATTCTCTTAAAAACAAACTCGTGCCAAGTTTTTTTGAATGGGGCATCTGGAACTAGTGATTTATTTTTTAAATTTTGTATGTCATCAAATAATTTATTATTTATTTTTCTCTCTTCAGGCGTAGCCTTTTTGAACCAAAGCTCTGATATTCCATACTTGCTTTCCATTGATTCAAAAAAATCATTGTAAGATTTTTTTGCTTTTGCAAGGGCCTCTTCATCACGGTATCCAGACTTCCTACCCGTCTGATGCCAATCAGACTGCACTTCTTCAATGAATAAAACCTTCTTTCCGTCGGAATCAGTGCGGTCGTTTAGGCGGGTGTGGGCAAGGATGTTTTTCTCTCCAAAATGTGAAGATTCAAACTTTCCTTTTGTAGACTCTCGACTTTCAGCGTATTTAATTGCTTCGTCTTTTGTTCTAAAGCTAGGAGCAGAGATTGACTCTGACCACTTGCCATTTTTTATATCGGCAGGAGTACCATCAATCATAAAATTAAACTGATCAGGGCCGTAATCACCACCGCCTAAATTTTCAATTTTTACATTATTTGGAATTCCAGAGTCTTTGCCAGGAAGAGTAAACAAAACCTCTCGATAATTTTCACCGCCTAGAAGTGTATGCCCTTCAAACTTGGTTTCATTTTTACCAGAATTCACCACTCTGAATCTATAATCTTCTGGGAATCCAGCCGTTTCATCAATAGGGCCAGATCCGTCTTCCCGGTAAACGTTTACATTTTGCTCTATCAAATCATCAGCTTCTGATTTGCTAACAAACTTCATTTTAGAAGTGTTTTCTTTTACGATCTCTTTAATCTGAAGATCATTGGCTCGAAGATACTGAAGCAAATCTTCTTTATTGACTTTGGTTTTTCCATTTAAAAACTCATCAAGACCAAGCCATTTTCGCTCTTCTGGCTTAATCTCTTTCAGCATGCCGTTAACCTGTTCGATTGATGCGCTGGTTCCCATCTTTTCCTCGATGGTGCGAATCATGCGAGAGTAAAAACCAAGATCGCTTTGATCTGTTCCTGGATTTGACTGAAGAAAAATATCATCTCGCTCTTCCGATGAATCCGGTGTCTGAGCCTTATTCTCAGTCAGCATTTTCTTAACTGTCTGATTGTCCATTTTTGAAAGATCAATCCCGAGTGACTTCAGGTGTTTCGCAAATTCCTGGGTGATCCTGATATTTTCGAGCGCATTACTGTTTTCAAATTGCTGAGAGTAGACGGGTTCTCCGGCCACTTCTTTAGAAAGTGCGTCCAAGAACTCACGCGAATCTCGGTTCTGGATATAGCCCGACTCATGGGCCTGCTCGACCGCATGATCGAAATCAATACCGCCTGATTTTTTCACCAGCTTTTTGTACGATTTTAGAGCCTTATCCGGTTCCAGTGCTGCAACATCTCCGCCCAGCCCCTCCACGTTTATCCCGCCCTTATTTCTCAAGAAGGACACAAGGCTTTCGCCGCGAGCCGTTGATTCATCTGGCAGGGCGCCAGCTCGAATCTGTTCAAGAATCGGATCCAGACTGTCGATTGACTGTTGCCTGACTCTCTCGTTCATAATGCGGGAGATCTCGAGTGCGTAAGGTGCAACTAGGTCTTCAGCCGTTTTGCCTTCGCTTTTTGCAAAAGTGCCAGCTATTTTAGAAAAAAGCTTGGCTTGAGTCCTAGCGTCGCCTGGAACTCTGGCATCAGTGAGAGCCTTAAACATCTTGTCTTCAAGTTCATTTGTGGACTGGACTTCGGTATTAGCCTGATCCGCTTTGGCTGCCTCAATCTCTTTCTGAAGATCCTCCTGGGCCTTCATTGCCTCCCGAGGAGTGGCTTTGGTCACGTCGGTCGTGGCATCCATAAGCAATTCTTTATGCTCGGTATTGTGCAATAGCTTCCGCCCTACGCGCTCGGTAGGGACTGCGATAAATCCGCCGGCATCAAACGCCTGATCGTATGAAGCCCCTCCGTCCTGAGATACCTGAACAGCCGCCTCTCGTGGGTCTACCCCTTTTGCCTTCCAGTAAGCATCCCAAGCATCGGATTGAAAGTAGGTAGTCTCTGCGCCGCCACCTGCAAGGATCGCTTTCAGTGCTTCCTGGCCTTTATCAGGTAGAGATTTGAAAGCCTCACTTTGTACACCACCTGCAATCGCATCGAACATTTGTGCGTTTTTATCGCCCTGCTTCACTGTATCGATGTGCTTATATAAATTAGTTGAAGCGTGGAGAAGTCCAAAGGTTCCGATCGAACCCCAGAAAGCCTGTTTTCCTTCTTCATAAGCACCTGAAACGGTATCATTCCAAGTCTGGCCATCATCTACTTCACTTACTGAAGCGGCCACGCTCTTTCCGCTGGCACCCACAAGACTCTGAACAAACTCCTGGGCCGCCTCCTCACCTCCAATTTCAGCGACTTTTTTTGCAGATGAGATCAATGCCTCTCTGGTGGTTTCCCGGGCCAGCGCTTTGGTTGCAAGCTGGGTGGCGTTTTTGCGGATTGAACCCGTGACTGTGTTAAAAAGCTTATCCACGCCTGGAATTCTGCGTAGGACGAAAAGGTCGCCCGCCGTTTCGATCACTGAATTTACGGCTCCGACTGCCCGAGCCACGTTCTTGGCTGTTTCGTTGTCCACGCCCGGCACCTTGCTGATCTCGTCGTAAGCAAAGTTGGTTTCCATTTCGTATGATTGCATGGCAGTAGCCGACAGGGCCCCGACTTTAGCCCCCGCAATCGCCAAGGCCGGAACGCTAGCCCCAGCCGTAAAAGGTGCGGCCAAGGCCCCGGCGCCGGCACCGACTGCAGCTCCGGTAGCGGCAGCCCCTACTGAATCTCCCGTTTGCCTGACGGTGTATCCAACAGCGCCTGAAACCATTTGAGAGAAGCTTTCGCCTTCTTTCTGCGCACCGATGGCCTGCAACTGCGCATCAATATCTGCTTCGGCTTTCAAATCGGCGGGCGTGGCAGTTCCAGAGAACCTTTTACCGATAAGGGCAGATTTTTGAGATAGGAGACTTGCCTGATCAAAACCAAGGCTTGCACTGGATTTTGCCTCGATGTCCTGGAATTTCTGCAGGTCTTCACCAAATAAAGGCAGGTGCGCAGGGTTTGCGGCCACAAACTGGGCAAACTTAGGACTCGTCTGCCTGAAATGCTCGAGATCAAACGATCCGGCTTTGGCTTCCTTTTCGACCTCGGCCAAGTTGTCATTGATGAATTCGGTCGGCAGACCGGTATCCATTTCAAGTTTCAGTATTTTCGAGGCCTGATCCCTGGTCTGAATGGGATTGGCTTTCGCCGACAAAGTGAGCGCCGTGACATCTTTTTGCTGCTCAAAGTCTTGGGCATGATCAAGAGATAAAGCCGCATCGTTTGCAGCCTCCATCTTGCCAAAATAACCAGATAAAGATCCTCCACCAGATCCCGGATTTGGGATAGTTTCCGGAGCGATCTCCTGCCCTTGATCTGAATTAATGTCTTCGCCTGGTGCTCTTAATCCCATAGTTAATTTCCTAAAAGTTTCTGCCTAATTAAAGCTTTGTTTCCAATAACGCCCTGACCGTAGGCTCTCTGGATACGTTCTTTCAGTGCATTTCCTGTGCGGCTATTTGAGTTCTTCATAGCGCTCAATGCCTCGTCCGGAGTCAAGCCCTGCAGCTTATTGTTTGCACTCAGAATATTGATCATCTGCCTGACCTCTGGTTCAGGGATTTCATTAATCGGTATAAAAACCTTTTGCTTTTCGCTCTCAGAAAGACTCGCAACACTCACCCTAGAAGGCGAAAAAAACCCCTCTTTGTAAACCTGCATGGCCCCATCTTTTACCACCTTATTCGTGATGGCTTTCATGGTATCGTAATCAGGTTTTTTACCGCCGTTTTGCTTCGACCATGCAATTGAAGCATCATCATATTTCTGCTTGAAGTTTTGATAAATAATTTTATCTGAATCAGAAAGCTTTTGAAGGTTTGAATCCTCTTTAACCCCGCCTATTTTATACCGCTGCATATCTCGGAGAATCGCCTCATTTGCACTCTCTTCTCCAGACCATGCGGCTTTTTTGCTGGAATCTCCATCCTTCGTCCACTGCGAAGCCTCCCACCGGTTACGGAGTGCATCCCACTGATCGTTGGTGGTGTAAGGCCTAGCCGCGGTGATCAACTCGCCGAGTCTCATTTTACTCAGGTCATAGGCATTCATGGTTGCGTATTTATGGTAAGTGTTCACATCTGGCTTAATCTCGCGTGCACCAGCGATCTGTTCTTCTCTGAGCCTAAATGCTTTTTTATCATCAGCGTAAAGAGTGCCGACAATCCCTTGCGGAAGATCATCAAGCGATCCACCTTTCTCAATGTGCTGATCGACATCTGTTATGGTTTTAGAGTAATTATCTTTTACCTCAGATTCTCGATAAGCCAATTTGACCTTGATTTTACTCATGGCCTCTTCCCTTAGTTTTTCATCCTTGATGCTTTTCAAGCGGTCATAGGCCGCATAAGGTGAAGTAATCCCTTCCCGGACAATGACTTTATCCGCCAGGCTGTCGGCTCTCTCACTTCTGACCGCACTATCCAACATACTCCTTGTAGAAAGTGCGTCATCGGCCGTGAAATCATCTTTGTGGGTTTGAAAATAAGCATCCGCGGCCATGGCATTCCCGCCCAGCAGAATCTGCTTCACAATTCCCTCACGGGTTTTACTTGTACTTTTTGCGATCAGTGGAGCCGGATCAACGCCGTTTCGCTCGGCAAATGTAAACACTGCATCATGCTGCCTTGCAATTGAAGCCTCGACCAGTTTCGGATCATTGTAGTTTAAGACCGCTCTGGTTCTTTGGGTTTCTTCAATGTTTTTATCAGAATCATTTAAAAAATGGTTGTACTCATGGTTTGAGTAAATGTCGGTCTGCTTTTTGAAATCAATAGCCGATTTGGTGTGGTACTGGTTGAACATGGTCTTAACCGAGTCATTAGAAAGACCTTCAGCAATCTCGTCTGCTTTTTTCTTCAACCGATCTTGAAAATCAGAAGACATCCCCAAGGCTGATTTTCCCTTGATATTCATGTACCCGTCTTTACCGGCGGTCAGATCATTCTGGTACGCATCAAAGGTATTGGCCGCTTCCTTGAATTGCTGTTCGTTCGCATCCTGCATGGCTTTGGCTGCAAATTTAGTTACAACCTCCCCAGCCCCGCTAACGGCACTTGAAAGCTGCTCGCTCTGCCCAACTCCAAATGCAGCGGCCGGTGCGTCGGTTGTGGCCCTGACCCCGGGCAGATCTGATTTTTGAACCACGGGGCTATTGTATTTTGGCACTCTCATTGTTTAACCCTTCCCGCTTAAACGCTTGTACTCATAATAATTCTTTCCAGCCCCACCGATGGATTTGATACCGTTGGTCAAAAGTGTGGTTCTAGCCGAATTTTCTGCCGCTACACTATTCAGCGTGGACTGAGCAAAGGAATTAACCGCATCAACTTTGAAACCCCATGCTTTCCGAGCGGCATTCAGTTTGATGGTCATGGCATCAATATCAGCCATATCCTCGGTGTCAGATTGAACACTAAGTGCTGATCCTGAATTTACTTCCACCCCTGAAGCTCCGAACGCTGCCCTCTGGGAACCTCTGAGCTGCCTGGCTTTTCTTTGAAGTGCGGCCGCGTCTTGATCACCTTGCGCAATCGCATCTTCGGCCTGCAACTCTGCAACTTTCGTGTTGAACTCCAATTGCTGCGCTTGGAACTTGGCCCTCTGTTTTAAAGCATCCGCCTCGGCAAATGCTCCAGCAATACCAGACCCCAACTCCAACCCGGCCCCTATCCCGTATGCGTATTCTGCTCCAGTTGCTTTTTTTGCCATATTATCCTCCCACCAATCCCGACGGAGCGATTGAAACGATGGATGCAGGAAGTGGATCCACTTGCCTGATAAACACCCGACCGTTGTTGTTCCATCTCGATTGAATGACTTTTTTCAATGTTTCAGTTTTTTTCGATGGTGTCTGCCCGTAATTTTCAGTGCTGCGAGGCTTCATTTCGTTCAGACCCTCAAGTGGATCAACGCTATCGTTCGATGGTGGTTTTGATCCAGCCCAGAGTCCCCGGGTTGCTTTTACGGTGATTGCCACTTCTCCGATTAATTTAGTTTTATTTACCAGTGTTTCGCCTTCTGCTGAGTCAATGTCCAAGGTCTCGAGATCGGCAGTGATCGGAAGACCAACATGGATAACAGAATAGGCCGTATCCATAGTGATCGATCCATTCGTGACGGTGAGAGCTTGATAGCTAGGATTGTTCACGCTGGCCACCACTGCGCCATCGGCCTGCACTGATACCTGTTCACCCTCCAGGTGATAAAGCCCTGAAACGGTTTTAACCGCCCGTGACCAGTCCGAAGTGGCTACTGAGCGCATGGAAGCGGGAACAGTTTTATTTGCTCGTCCGGACATGACGGTTGAACTGGTATATCCGGTGAGCGAGAACCTGATCATCTCAGACCCTACTGTCAGGTGAATCTCCTGTCCGACGTATGAACTCAGGAAAAACGCAGCACTTGCCGTGATTGTGATGGTTTCGGTATGCTCCCAAGTGGTGCCTCCGGAAAGGGTCATGGTCAGCGCGTCGTTGGTGTTTCTGCCATCGAAAGTCAACGCAGAATCCACAAAAATCATATCCTCGATGTCGGTATCTTCCCGGGAAGTCAGCTTTTCAATGTACCTTTTTGTGACGCCGTTAATGGTTCTTTTCACGGTCAAATACACCGCGTCCTCATTTCCGTATGGAATTACGCAGACATTCTCGACAAATCCGCCATCCAGATCATGCCGGTGCCAGCCCCAGATCTGCTGCTCTCTGATGTAGGTTAATCCAAGCAATGCACCATCGTCACGAACCACCCAGACAATCGAATGAGGAATCTGCTGGTAAGCCCAGTCGACAAGAGTGTACCCATCAAAAAGGTGTGCCGCAAAAAGAGAAAGATCATTCCCTTTATAACCGCTGGTTTCAAACTCAAATCCCAAGTCCCTGACCACGGAGCCCCTAGCTTGAACATAAAGAGCTGTGGCCCCTACCACCAGCGGAGAAAGAAGAGAACTTGATCCATTATAAGAGTGCTGCTCCGGATTTACCTCATCTGGCTTCAGGATGCCGGAGCTATCACCGTTCAAAATATGCTCACCTGACTCAGTAAAAACCACTGGCTTAATCAGACTCAGAAGGTGATTAACCCTGTTTACTCTGCTTCCTACCAGGTTGAAAGAAATCGAATCATCATCCTGATTCGGGAATCGGTTCGTAAAATTGTAGAATTGCCCTGTTTTTGATAAATAAATCTTCTCAGGATCACTTGCTGAAGCCCCGAGAGCCAAGCGCTGCTGAATATAGGCAACACATGAAGGGTAATTGCCGGATCCGCTAAACGGATTTCTGGCAATCGGATTTGTATCCTGCATATCCTCCAAAATTCCTGTATCGACAAACGATGTGGTATTGGATGAGCCGATAAATCCGTAAATGCCGTTTCTACCTTTATAAATGTTGTAGGTCGTCACACCTGCAGCAACCGTCCAGTTGATTGTCACTGGAGCACCGGCAGTCGCAAGAGTAGAAGTTCCGCTGGTAGCAGAAGCGACACTCTCCTCAAAAGTATTCGGATCAACCGATGTAACGATATACACCATGGTTGATCCGGCAGCGCCTGTGTTGGTTATGCTGGTGGGTGGTACGACGCTCGGCGCAAAACTGATATTACCCAAAGTCCAATTGTTATCGGCCAATCTAGTTAAGTTTGCGGCCGGATAAAGAGAATTCACCAAGGTCAGCACGTCGGCCGACTGGACGTATTTTACTGACGGAAGATCATTTTCAATATAAGTGGTAGTGACTTGGTAGATTTTGGCCGAAGTCCCGCCTGAAGCGTATGCCGTATAAGTCAATGAGCTGATATAATTTCCAAAAAGGTCTTTGATCTTAAAGGTATTTGCAGCGGAGTCAGACACAATTACATTCCGACCGTTCAACTCAATCATGCCAACAATGCCGCTCAAATAAACTTCATCTCCATTGCTGAATCCATGCCCCGCACTCGTGACTAGGGCGTGGTTTGCCGTGCTGATGGCAGTGATGGTTTTAGCTGCTTCGGTTATCTGGGCATCATTCCTGATAATCCTGATATAGGTATCACCAAACTCCAGAACGTAAGTCTGGTCAGAATTGAAAACAAACGGGATCATTTTGATTTTTTTCGATGAATCTTTCACCTCACAAATCATTTTCGATCCGCTGCGGTTCGCAGCCCCACCGTGACGCATTAGGATAAAATTCCGCATGGTCCGAAGTCCGGTGGCGTATTTAATGAGATCACACCCAGCATAAAGTTCTGGAGTCAGTTCGCCGCCTGAGAATCTTCGCTGTGCGTATGCCATTATTCTCTAGCCCTCTCTAAATCTGAGTCTGGGTTAACATCTTTTTGTTTCTCGTTAGCCGAATTTTCCAAAGCTTTAGAAAGTTCGATTTTGTATGCAGCCATCATTCGCTGCTGGATCTTGAACTGATCAGATCCGGTCAGACGCGGAGCAACATAAGACGCAAGCCTGAATGCCAGGGCCAACGCAAAGTCAGCCGGGAACCTGCTCACCTGAGTCACGCGGTAAATATATTCAATCTCCGCGTCCTCCCGGTCAGTGAGGATGAGCGAGCCTTGATCGTCGGCAGCACCCTCAAACGGGATTTTCATGTCCTCCGTTTCGTTTCTAATGCCGCTGACAATTCTTTTAATAAAAAGGCAATCAGTTGGCTCACGGTACGAGTATGCCCATTCAGTGTTCGGGTCTTCCTCAACTAGTCCAAGTGCAACTATTTTTCGTGAGAAACTTCCTTTAAAATCTATGAGTGTTGCATCCCGTGCAGTAGGATAAAACAATGCGATTGCCCTAGCTTCTTCGCTTTGTTCAGTAAGACTTGCTATGGTCTTCCCCTGTCCAAGGTTTGAGAGAGCCATATTACCAATTTCTGTTTCTGATGAAGCCATAAACCCTCCTTAAACGTCGATTGCGCCACTGAGTTCAGGCAGGTTTTCAGCCTTAATTTTTGTGTAGCAAAGTTCGTAAATATCGCCATTCAAATCAGTTACATCTGGAATGTTAAATTGAAAACGGAAAAGGTTTCTTCTTAGCGGCTCACCGTCTTTATATGACGAGTCTTTGTACAGATTTAAATAGCATTCCAACATTTTCCGTTCTTTGTCGGGGATGGGCTTTGTGATCTTTAAATAATTTCCACTCATGCCGTTTGGTAATGTTATCAATAATTGCAGTGCCATTTTAATTTGCTCCTATTTTTTCGATTACGGTTTTAATTTTGTAGGTTCCAGAACCAGTTGCAGTTGTGAAGGCTGTAGAAATATTGATGGTAGAAGAGGCAGCCACGATAAAAGAATGAGTTCCGCTGTCTTCAGAGTTTACAGCGTTCATGGCTAGGCCAGTAAAAAGCACTTTAGTTTTAGCGGCGCCATTATTCCAGGCAATGGTGGCGGCCATGGTTCCCGTAGTCCATGCGGAGGTGATTTGAACTGAGCAGGTAACACGGTACTGGCCAGCGGTTGCGCTGGTAGTGAAATTATAGTTAGCAGCAGCAGATAGGCTGGTATCGTAATTTAAAGGAATCCACGGCTGGCCCTCACCTACTGCAAAAGCACCATTGTACCTGATTAGCTTTCCAAAAAGTTCAATTCCTGAAGACCCAAAAATAATGGCATTATTTCCAACCTCATCGCAAAAAATGCGCTGCAAAATATCCAAGAAAACAGCACCGAGAGGGTCAGAAAAAAAGGCGTAGGTCATGTCGGCGAACTGCATTCCGTTCGTCCAATTCATCGACCCTGCCTCTAAGTTCCAAGCTTGCCCGCCTGAGATATAATATAAAATTAACCCACTGCCGGAATAATCCAGAACGACATTGCCGCCGCTTTCTTTGATGGTCGCGCCAACAATTTGATCAAGATCGGCAAGAATGGTGGATAATAAAATTGCGCCATGGGTACCAGTGAATAAAATATCCCCGTCTGATTGCAGGGAAACCCCCATATCGACGTCTGTTCTATAGAAAGAAACCACACCAGTTTCTTCCTTTAGATTCCCGTTTCTTGAAAACCTGAGATTTTCATTATCCCAAGTCAAAAAGCTGGTTGAGAATAGTTTATTGCTAGAATCAAGTGCTAGAATCCTGAAGCGGTCGGCACCGGTAACACTTAGGCCAATCGGGATGCTGGGGAGTGAGAAAACCCCTGTGGATGAATTGTAGGACAGTGGGCCAGTGGCCGAAAAATAAGTCCTGATATTTGTAATATTGTCGAGCGTAAATCCTGAAACTATGTCGCTTGAAGTGGAATCAAAATTTTCAAGCAGCTGCCTGACCTGGTAAAGTATCGCTACTGGATAGGCAGAAGGCGTACCAGATAAAGTGTAAGCGCCACTTGAATTAAAAGTTGCAGCAACCACCGCACCACCGGAGGTAAGAACTTGACTAAAATTCGGTCTACCCGACGTGACTCCGCAAATAATCGCGTCAGTAAGCCCATCGAAGCAGTCGAGGACGACTTCCGCATACGCTGGAAGTGTAACCGTTCCGCTTGTTCCCGAGCTAATGATTGCAAATCTAATGGTCCTGACATACGACTCTCCAACATTCAAAAGGGGTACGCCTGTTTTGCGTGAGTAAGTCGTGACTGGCATGACTTTTAACCCCCCATTGTTGCAGAAACCGATGCACCGGTTCCGCTGATTGACGTCACATTCCCTCTGACGTGTCTCCAAGGTGCATCCGTGGTAAACCCGTCAGTTGTTCTGGTTGTTCCAAGTGTTAAATAAATAGTTCCAAGCTCGATCCAGTCTGTTTCGTCCGGGATTGCAATATTTGAAGCTTCGATTTTAATTGATACTGACCCAGATCCTGATGAAGTAGTGCCGTATGCTTGGAATGATCTTTTTACATAACGAGGCGTGAACTTATTTCCAGCTCCCGTCGTCGTTTTATTAGTGAGGATTTCGACACTAGAAAAGGACACCTTATTTGAACCGCCCCACCGCTAACGCAGTTGCTCCAGCGCCTGTTGTAACCTTCCACGCCCCACCCGTTGATCTGGCATTCAAAATAACGGTATAAACTCCAATCGGAGTATTGGCGGCCGTGATTACGATTGCGCTGCCTGATCCGTCCTTAATGCTGACCGTCCCAGTTGCCGAAGTTGCCACTGAAACAACCAACACATACAAGATGTCGCCTGACCCGCCGACCGGCCCAATGACCTGATCTGTCTGAGAGACAGCCACTGCTTCATAATCAGTCAAAGGCATTTGGTTATACTGAGCCTCGGCATTGATCGAAAAAAGTAATGCAAATAAAATGAGTATTGATTTCATAATTTCTCCTTTAATTAGCAGGGAGAAGGGTGGGGAAAGCCCTCCCCCCTGCGATTTGAATTAAATCACGTCGGAATTCGACGGACTTGATTCGACTTTTTCTGGCACTTTTTGTGCTAGCTTTTTACTTGGTTTTTTCTCGTCTTCTGAAACTGGTTCCATCCAGTTTTTGGAAAACAATTTTTCTTTCACTTCAAATACCTCACCATCACGGACTCGGACGTTGTTATAAAAGCCAAGTTTGGTTGCTACTACTTTCATGGTCTTCTCCTCTGGTTTAGCTGATGGTTAATCCGTCAGCATATAAGCGGTATTTTTGCGCTTGGCTGAGTGGAATCAGGTGAGCGGACACGGTGAGCAACGGAGTGGTTCCGCCCAAGGTGTAACGCAAGCCCAGATATCGCTCCATGGTCGCAACTGGAATTGGGATGATGTGAACGCTCTTGAGCGTCAACACCGATGCTGCAAGCGTGACGCTTGACAACACTGTCGGTGAAGACAGCGAAGCATTGTCATCGGTTTCAATACCGAATGCGTATGTTTCGTTGGCTGAAGTGAAGTCGGCAGCCGACTCTACGTTCATGATGATGCACATTGGTTCGCCCGAGAAAACATCTCGCGCTGCGCCTAAGTCGATCACATTTGTTGCTACTGCCGTGGCGGTCAACGCCTGGCTGTCTGAAAGCTGTAACTGTTTATCTAAAATCATTTTTTTTCTCCTGTTGGTTAAGTTGTTAGTTTTTTTGGGAGCCAGGCCAAAGACCCAGCCCCCAAAAATTGGATTAAGATACGACTGCTTCGGTTTCGATGAGGGCGTCAGTCACTTGGATTTTGATTCCGCGGAACATCGGTACGCGAATACCGTCCACGTCTGCATAAGTGAGCTGGCCACCAACTTGAACGTCGTCACGTCGTTGAATGTCGAGCATTTGGAAACAAGTTCTGTTCATGTAGAACACTGGCTTACAAAGGCTCATGATTGGGATGCGGTGCGTGGCTTTGATCATGAGTTCGATCAAGTCAGCAGCTGAAGACTTGGACACCAAGTTACTGATGTCGATGTTCGGAATACGAACGGCGTATCTCCAGTCCTTCAGGTTGATACCCAACTTCCACTGGAAGCGCTCTTGATAAGCACGAAGCTTAGTTCCTGCGATACCGGTAGAGTCGGTGATGGTTTGGATTCCCAGGTCTTCATGGAACAATCCGACTTTTGAACCCTTCGGATAGATACCGTGAACGGTCTCTTTACCCCACCCGATCAACCAGATTGAGCTGTTGTCAGAACCTGCACCCGAGCCGGTGATGATGTTCTGGCCATTGGCAGCCGACAGAGACGAGTAACGAACGGCCAGTCCGTTAAACTCTTCTGGATCAGATCCGATGTTTCCATAAAATGCGGTTTGACACATTTCTTGGTTCATTGCTTCGATGAAGGCAGTAGCCTCTGAAGCTCTGAATTCCTTCACGTTGCCGTTCAAGTTTGCAACGTCAACGTCCACTTCAGACCATGCCTCCAGCATCCCGCACTGCTCTTGGATTTGAGCAGTGGTGCTTTTTGAAGGCTGAACGCCCTGATTGATTAAGCGCCAGTAGACGTTGGGCAATCCAGTTCGAATTGTTGATTGATGACCTGTCGGCAAGTTTCCTTCGTAGAAGGGCATATCCGCCAGGAATGGGTTTGATTGTGACAGAAGCTCCGCAACAGCAGAGATCTTGCCATCTGGGTCTGTGCGTTTTGCAATATCGAGTAACGATACGGCGTTAGCATTTAATGTAGCCATGTGTGTAAGACTCCTTTTTTAAGTTCTTAGGAGGCTTTCAGGTGGGCGACATTGCCGAGCTGACCGCGTGCTAGTTTATTTTTAAATCCGAGACTTCAATCCTTGAGCAATTTCTCAAGAGCAGCGATTGCACCTTTTAAGTGCCGAAGCAGGTTTTCAAGGTACGTTTTTTGCTCGTCAGTCATTTTGCTCATGATTTTTGGTCGCCTTCCGTTCCATATAGACGATCAACGATTGATTTAGTGCCGTTCGGAACTTTTCCGCCTTGCACCAATTTATCGTTGGCCATTTCCTTGCCGATCTTAAAGAAGATGCGGTTTAACTCAGGATGATTCCCAAGCCCCGTTTTTTTCATTAGCGCAGTGAATTCTGGCGTTGAATAACGAGCAAAAGCCTGCCCGGCAATGTGAATGTTCTCTTTGAACTTCTCACCGCCAAGCTCTTTATCGTTTTTCAACTCCTCAAGCCATACGCCGTTTGATACTTCTTTCAGTTGGTTTTCTTGAGCCTGAGCATAGGATGCAACCGCGTTATTCTCCCGTTCCAGGATCGCTTGGGCTTGAGCTTGGGTAAGTTTCTGCTCTTTGGCAAAACTGACCACTTCGTCAACCACTTTCGGATCCAGCGTGGAGTTCTCGGGAAGTTTGAGGTCAGAACTTTTAAGTTCGACTGCCGCTTCCGTCGTTTCTGTTGCTTCCTTTTCTTTCTCCTGCTCACCTTCGGCCGCAGCACCCTCGACTTCTGACATCATTGAAACCGCTTCCGTGGTCTCAGTTTTGGCAGGAGTTTCAGTTGCCGCTTCTTTAACGACCGTCTCTGCGCTTTGTGTTGTGGTAGCGGATTCGGTTTTTAAACTTTCAGACATTTGATTTTCCCTCTTTGCTTTCTTTGCTCATTTGAATGAAGGCATCTGGATTGGCTTCCATCACGTCAGCCAAGATTTTATTGCCCACATTCCTTTGCCCCTCGTTGTAATAAGTCCAGTTGTTTCCGGTCATGCTGGTGGTGAAGATTTTGCAAAACTCCAAATACTTCCAAATCACTCTCCGACCCCACTTCTGGGCTAAAATGTTTTGAAGGTCGAGGATGTCCTGCCGCTTGGCATTCTTGACCTTGATCTTCACTTCCTTTTCCTCATGTTCCTCGGTGATGACCTGATTGCTCATGGATTCACCGCCCCAGCATTGGCTTGCTCAAGCAGACGCTTCAGTGCGCTGTCTTGATCCAAGTTGGTTTGAGAAAGATTTTTTGCAGTAACCGCCCCTTGGGCCACGGCTTGCTGCTGAATTTGCTGGCGCTCAAGATCTGCCCTCTGCTGCCTGATCTGGGCTGTTGCATCGTCAGATCGAACCAATTTTGGTGAGGTGCCTACGCTGTCGCTGTACTCGTCAATGAACTGATCGAGATCAAGCTTATCGAGGACTGAAGGTTGAGCCGCTGCCAAGTTGCCGGCAAAGCTGGCCAGTCTTTCAATGCCCTCAATGGCCAGTGACTTCTGAGCCTGGGCCATGGGAGAGATGTATTCGATTTTCAAATCCTTGCCCTGCAGTTCTTCCGGTGGCTCTGGCAACTCGCCCATTTCAACCATCGCATCGAAGGCAATATTGATCAGATCATCTAAAACATCTTCATTCAGCTGCTCAAGCACGGGCCCAACGGCCAAGAACTTCTCTTGGTGGATCTCCTCAATCTCGCGCGCGGTCACGCCAGATCGACTATCGTTTGAAATTCTAAGAAACAGATTTTCGTAAAACGCTTCTTTGATCCGGTTTCTTACCTGATCCTGCTTATTCTCCAGGTGGTCGACGCGCAGATTGACCTCGTGGGCCGGTCTGAATTTTCGATCTGCCTGCTCTGAAAGGTAAGTCACGCCGCCGGGCAGTAAGTTTTTAGAGGCGTGTTCAAGCTCCGGAGGGCCAACCATCGCAGGATTGATCATTTTCTCAATCGCACGCATTCCACTTTTCTCACCGGCCTGCAGCTGCTTAATGTCACCGATTGCAATCATGCCAGGGCAGGAAGTGCCGTAAACATCGTTTCCGGTGACTGCCCAGCGAGGACAAAGAACAGGGAAGTAATCGAATCCTTTTTCTGAAAGGTAAATCTCGTCTTCCATGGTCATGTAATTGCTTTTTGAGCTTGAGCCCGATCCCAGCTCGTAATACACGGACAGGTATTTTTTGAACCTTGATTCAAGCTTTCTAGGATTGAACTGCGGATTCGGCATGATGATGTGGCAAACATCGATCCACTGCTGAAGATTGCCAGTCATGTACAGTTCTTTTACAAATTTTGAAACATTATCCCAATTGGTGATCTCATTGGTTTCAGGATCGCGCGCAACAAACTGTCCAACCACTTGGTCGACGGTCATGCGGAATGAACGCTGGAAGGTATTGATCTTGCCTCGGCGGTCTTTGGCAATGCAATACTCGCCAATTGGAATTGAGGTAAAGCGCAGAACGTCATCGACATCCTTCTCAACAAACATGGCGGCCGTGGCAAATACCAGCAGATCGCCGTATAGGATCGGCAGCACGTTGTATAGATTCGACTTCAGGAACATGGCGGCAATGCGCTGGGCGACCAGGTGCGTCCATTCCTTCACGTTGTAAATTTCGGATAGGTCTTTATCCGCAGTGGTGATCCTGAACCACGGACGGGCGGGGCTTGTGGCACCCGCCATCATTCCGCTTTGAGCCGTTCGCAGGGCCAATGTGGCTGTGGGGTCAATGATCTTGAGATTACGGCGGTCGCCGCGATTGGTGTCAGTGGTGTTAAACCTTGCACGAAAAGGCAAAATGAAGTCGTTCAAATCCCGCCACTGTGGAATGAACGTAGACCGCTCCTGCTCCAACTCCATGCGGAGCAACTCAAATCTCTGTCTTCTGGTGACTGTGGCTTGCTCCATCATTCTCCAATTAACTGCTTGGTTGCACCCTGGCTAGCACCTGGGATTCCGATTTGACTGGTTTGAATTGTGCCTCCCCGACCTTGACTGCCGGCAGCTGCTATTCTTTGGGTGCGGCGAGCAGCAATTTTAGCGGCTGTGGAAACATTGTTAGCTTCCTCCTGCTCTTTTTGCGCGCGCTGCTCTCTCAAAACTCGGTCATTCGCATCTTTGACCTTATCTTGCGCTTTTTCAGACTGTATTCTGCTTTGATTGCTTGCTACCGCTGTGGCCGTTGTGCCAACGATTGCCGCTCCGACTACTGCAATTGCTACTCCCATCAGTCAAGCCTCCTTGCGTAAATCAAATCAACTAGCGTGTAATCCAACCTTTCGAGCAGTGGACCAAAATTTCGATTAGCTTTCACATGGTGATAGACCACTTGAACGCCTTCATTTCTCAACTGCTCATCACACCAAGCGATAAACTTCATGCCAAAACCACGCTTTTTTGGATGGATGAAAAGAACGTCCTGCACTGCCTGAAGTGATGATGGATATCGAATGTTGTGCTTTACAAAATAAACACCGTAACCAACGATTTCGTTTGATTCATCCCGTGCAGTAAAAACACGGAGAGCTCCTGAATCCTCAATTTTCAAATACTGTTCTTTAGAAGGGTTAAGCGGGATATCCTTAAAATGAGCTATTTCTTTGTAATGCAGTTCACACAAAGGCAGCATTTCTTCAAAAACATCGCACAGTGGTTCTCTTTGAAACTTCATTAATCTCGCTCCCTTCGGAAATCAGGAGCAACGCAATCAACAATCAGATGAATCCTTGGCTTATCTGAATCATTAAAAAGAGTATGAACGCGCTTATGGTTGAAATTCCATACTTCACCGGGAAGCATATGGACGTATTCACCGCAGCCAGGAAGTAAATCGACCATGAAAGTATTTCCAGGTTCTGATTGCAGTGGAAGATGAAACCGCTCAAAGTGATCGGCATATTCGCCTTCATCACTATGTGGATGAATCCAGCCGCCTGGAGCAAGTTCAGCGATCATCACGCGGCCAAGATGCTCATGACTTGATCCGGCAAGTTTTAAAACCGCATCAACAAGCTCGCGCGCGCCATCCAGCTTTTGAAAGGCATGGTAGTCGATCGCCTGCAGGTCAGTAAAAACTGATTCTATTGTTAGATCCTTCGCCCATCTAAGAAAAATTGATCTGGTGTATTTGTGCGGAGAGCCCGGAGTGGTCTGCCTTTCGGTTATTTCTTCCCAAAGTGCTGGATGTGAGGCGAGAGAGTTTAAAAGCGGATCAACATTCAGTCCGGTGCCGAGCAGATGAAAGTTCTGAAAATTGACGTTTTCTCTTCCCACAATACTATCGTTATTAATTTTGTTTCATTATGCAACATTATTTTTAATTTTTTGTTGCATTATGCAACACTGAGAAAGATGGCTTCTAAAATACATGATGCAGCAAGTCAGATAAGGCGTTGGCGGGAAGACCCGGTAAAATTTGTAATTGATAATTTTGGAGTCGAGCCAGACGCATGGCAGCTTGATGTTTTAAGAGCTTTTCCAATCAATCAGCGCCTTGCCATGAAAGCCTGTAAAGGCCCGGGTAAAACCGCTTTGATTGCATGGTGCGCATGGAACTTCCTGGCAACCAGACATCACCCAAAGATCGCAGCCACTTCGATCAGCGCCGACAACTTGGCCGACGGTCTTTGGACTGAAATGTCCAAGTGGCAGCAAAAGTCAGAGTTTCTTAAAAGCACTTTCACTTGGCAAAAAACCCGGATCTTCTCAAACAAGAACCCAGAAACATGGTGGATGTCAGCCAGAACGTGGCCAAAAGGATCAAACAGCACCCAGCAGGCAAACACCCTGGCCGGACTCCACGCCGATAACTTGCTTTTCGTGCTGGATGAAGCCGGGGGAATTCCCGATGCGGTCATGGCCGCGGCTGAAGCAGGTCTCGCAACTGGTACTGGCGGGCGCAAAGACACCAAGATTCTGATGGCCGGAAACCCGACCCACCTCGAAGGCCCGCTCTACCGCGCAACCACTTCAGAGCGTCACCTGTGGCACCTGACCGAAATCACGGCCGATCCTGACGATCCAAAGCGTACGCCCCGCGTCTCCATCCAATGGGCAAAAGAGCAGATTGAGAAGTATGGCGCCGATAATCCGTTTGTTCTGGTCAACGTGTTCGGAAAGTTTCCACCATCCTCACTTAACGTCCTCCTGGGCCCGGATGATGTCAGCGCCGCCATGAAACGATTTGTTCCAGAGTCATCCTACAATTTCATGCAAAAAAGGCTTGGCGTCGACGTGGCATTTGAAGGTGATGACCGGACTGTGATCTTCCCTCGCCAAGGCCTCGTTGCCTTCCAGCCTGCAATCATGCGCACCCAGGAGCCAGCCGATATTTCAGCCAGGATCATCCAGGCCAAAACAAAATGGGGTTCAGAGATGGAACTGATCGATGATACCGGTGGCTGGGGCCGCGGCGTAATCAGCCACCTGAATATGGCAGGATCGCCCGGGATCGGTATCGGATTCGCATCCTCGGCGCTGGATCCAGGGTATTTCAACAGGCGTGCCGAAATGTGGTTTCTGATGGCTCAGTGGGTGAAGAAGGGTGGAGCCCTGCCAAATATCCCAGAACTAGCCCGGGAACTCACCTCGCCAACATACACGCTTAGGAACGGCAGGATTTTACTGGAAGACAAGGGCTTGATCAAAGCCAGGCTCGGATCATCGCCAGACTTGGCCGATGCCTTGGCTCTCACTTTCGCACTGCCAGATATGCCAAGCAGGAAGATTGCAAACAGCAGGTACGCAGAAAACAAAATGTCCTTTGCGATTATTGATGAACCAGATTCCGCCAATTCCTGATAGGGCAGGTATTCAATTTTTTTTGGCCAATACATACCCCTATAGAAGTGTCCACGCACTTGCCTTGAGCGTGTTCCCCCTGTCTATAATGATGACTTGATGGGCCTTAATCTTTGTCCTGATCCATGGATTTCAGAACTAGGTCTTCGAGCGTGACTTTCACATTGGCTTCAATTTTATCGGTAAAAAGATTCTTATGCTTGCCGAGCAGCTCAAGGGATTTAGGCTTGTCCCAGAACTTGACTTTCTTCGTGAATCCGATCATTTCTCGCTGCATCGTGCGATTGCAGTTCTGGCAGGCATAACCGCCGCCGTACAAGGGCTGGAACTCTTCCAAAACCTCTACGGACGATACGCACGCTGCGACTTCAGCGGGCCAGTCTTTCATGTCCTTCAGGCAGTTGTTTTCATCAAACAGCTCCCGCAGGTCAGATAATCCGAGCTTCTTCAGCTCTCTTAAAACCTCGTCTCCGTCGATTTCGAGCCTCTTAAACTGGGCTTCTTTCAGAACTGAAATTCTTGACTGAACCTTAGCATTACTTAACAGGCGTGATCCCTGCTGAGGTGCCGTATCCTCGCTGTATTTCGCCCTGATTGCCGCCTTGGTTGCATTTAAATCAACCAGGTACTCCCGGCAAAACTTTTCTTGTTGGTCTGTAAGTGAATCCTTGTTTGTTTTAGCCATAAATCCTCATGGTCATTTTATCACATCTTTTGGATCTGGCTCGCGTCTCTTAGCTATTTCCATACATTGAGGGCAAAAAACAGGGTCTTTAGACGATCTACCGTGCCTGCATGGATCAAGCACCGTCTCCAATGCTGCCATGCAGATTGTTTTTGGATTTACATTCCACAGAGCCGCACCAAAATCATCATTCAAATCAGCAAATTCAATACAAAATCGATTCCAAGGATCAGCATATGGTTCGCTGCTCATAGATTTGATACTCTGCACAACTTCCCAAGCCGCTCCGATGTCGGTGGAGTAAGGTGGGTGTATATTGCTGCCTGCTGGGATAATGATTGGATAACCTTGATGCTTTGGATTACTCCAAATGGGCAATCCATGAAACATCACCTTTTTCCATCCCATCACCTTCTCGGCAACCAATGCGTCAAGTTCTCTTCCTGGTTTCATATATCACCTTATTTTTTTCTTACCTTTATGTTGCTCCAATAACCCCTGAAAAATGTCTTGAAAAAGGTAAGTCAGGCACTCACCATCCGATTCAATCTTCTGACCGATGTGCCCGAGGATCGCAGCGGCCGCGTGTACGCACTCATGCCCGAATAAGGACAGCAGGTGCGGCTTGTACGAAAATTGGCAGGTGTACACAATGCAAATAAAAGCCCCACCCTGTTCTAGCGAATAGCAGCATCCGTGTTTCTCCGTGAAGTCCAGATCGACGTTCAGATTCTTTTTGCAAAACGCGGTTGCCTTATCTGGATCCCAGCCCAGCAATCCGATGACCCAGCTCTGGTAAAGTCGAACGTGAACGTATGGTGCGCCGTATTTCATTTCACACCCAATTTAATCGCCTCGATTTTTTCGAGTGCCGCCTTAAAGCTTAATTTAATTTGATTTTCAGGATCCCAAGTCTCTGATGCACCAGTATAGGTGGCGTCAAAATATTCAAATGCAGCCTGCATTTCTTTTTCAGCCACCGCCAAGGCTTGCTCAAGAACAATGATTTTCTTTTGGTGATCTGCTATTGATTTATCCAGTTCAAAGGTAAGTTGGTTGATCTCAGTATCACGAGCTGCGTATCCAGCTCTAAAAGCTTTATCATTATCTTCTGGGTCATCTGTTTCTAATGACATGAGATATTTATACGTTAATTCATCAACCGTCTTGTTTTCAGTCATATATTAAAAAACCCCTGTTTTTTTAATATTTAAATCTGGTATGTTAATTCCGTTAACATTGTCCAGCCTTTTTAGCTCTTGTTCAACATATGCTGCTGAAGCAACTCCGCATCCTTTTCTTACTATTTCTAAAACCCTCTCCCTCTCATCCTGCCTGATGTGGGGTTCCGCGGAGTTGAATCCTTTAATAAATGTTCCTCGAATACTTACTTCACGATATAAATTTTCAATATAGAACTCAGTTGCCAACTCATCCATGATCTTCTCAAGTTTTTGGTTCATAATCTATGTCCCCATTCATTACCACATTCGCATCTATAATATTCTATCGTCACCCATGTATAAGAATTAGTGCTTGATCCATGTGAGTAAACAAATTTTCCGCATTTTTCGCAATTCATTTTTCACCTGCAATCTTGTCGGCTTCGGAAAGTGCTTCTCCCGAATAGTGCATTGTAAGTGCATAATATTCTTGTGTGCTTTGTTTTAGTAGTAATGATTGACAGCCATCAGAACATTTTTTTAACGCCTCTTCCATCACCCCCACAATTTTAAGCAGCTTTTCGATGTCGGTTTTTGCACTGACATAAAAGTGTGTGTCGTTTGAACTGTCACCGTAGCAAGGGTTTTCACTAAAAAACTCTGCTAAAATTGTTCCTCTTTTACCGTCTAAACCTTCTATTTCAAGATAGTTATCGGTGCATTCTAATTTACCTTTCGTCGCCTTATCCGCTCTTTCCTTCACATCATTTAGAAACTTTTCTAGTTCAGTCATAGTTCTCCTTTGGAAATTTGGTCGGCGCAGGTGATAGTTTTATTTGCGAGTACATGAAACTGGCACATGGCTCTTTTGCAATGCTCACCTAGCCGGATGTTCACTAAAGCCTCCCTCAAAACCTGAATCTCTTTGTCTTGTTGCTTGACCAGTGTTAGGAGTTTTTCTAGGTCAGTACGGGAATGAGATACCAATTCAGCATTCTTTTTCTTATTGATGATCCCGAGTCTAATTTCTTTGTTGTCCTCGGTTTTAGTCGCAATCCCGAATGATAATTTATGCTGTACAACTTCCCAAGGGCCATCCGTCGTTCCCTTCAGTCTACCTTCAACTTCCTCGATGAATTTTTGGGTTGCGGGGGTCATGGTATTTCTATCTCCACAATTACTTTTACTACGCTATTTTCATAATCTTTTAATTCAAATTTAGCTTCGTCTTGATCTCCGTCAAACTCAACAGAGAATTGATTGCCGTAGCTGGTTCGATCTCTTCTTATAATCCCTTGCTGCTCAAATCTTTTTATTTCTTTCATTTATTACCCCACCTCTCCTGATGCTGCTTAGCTTTTTTTCCGCCGTCAAAAATAAGTTTCTGCGTTAAAAGTACTTCTTCCCTGTGACCCATGCATTCGTAATTAACAAATCCGTTACTGTAAAAATCTATAACTTCCCTAGCTTCTTTCAACTCCTGAGCCATGGCGGTGATGGTGGTGGGGTCGCAGACGGCTATAAAAATAGCTGTTGGTTGATCTCCGCACTTTCCGATCACTCTAGGTATTCCCTTATCTAAGCCAGAAAGAACTTCTTCGCCTGAAAAAATATGAGTACAATCCCATGGGCCTTTGATTGGTGTTCTTTCTGCCAGTTTCAAAATCCGGTCTAGGTCGATGGGTTTAGTCATCCAAAACCTCACGAACGTGAATCACATTTACCGCTTTTGACTCAGTTGTTCTCACTTGCCAACCGCTATTATCGGTAGCATCAACAAGCCAAAATTCCCTTGGTTTTCTTTTTTCATTTCCCATTTTTACTCGATAACCACAATCAAAATCCCTACAGAAATTTGTAATGTGATCCATTCCCCATTTGCATTTATTCATCTTTCCTCCTTCAAAATTTAGATCGGCCTGATGAAGCAGAAGGGCCTGTCCATCAAATTACTAACTCAGTGAAAGTTACCGACCTTCTCCCTTGCGGGAAACTTATTTAAATTATCTTTACGCTGTCTCCGTCGCCGGAGCCGTAGCCGGAGCCGAAGCCGTCGCCGTAGCCGGAGCCGTAGCCGTAGCCGGAGCCGTCGCCGAAGCCGGAGCCGTCGCCGGAGCCGTCGCCGAAGCCGTAGCCGGAGCCGGAGCCGTCACCGAAGCCGGAGCCGGAGCCGGAGCCGTCACCGAAGCCGGAGCCGTAGCCGGAATCAATTATTTCTGTTCCCATATTTTTACGCCCTCGATAGATTTTTTTGCTTTTTCAGTGCAGTAAATTATTTCAATTACTTTTGAAATCTCTGCTTTTGGAACTGCGCATGGGAATTTACAATCACTTGGTTTGCAAGTACCATCCACTGCGAGCTGTGATAATGATGCTGCGCCAGACCAATACCATAAACGTCTGAAGTTTTTTAAAACCACAACTCTCCCTCCTAACGTATCTGTAATACTTTCTAAATACCCTGCAAAAACGCCCGCCGATTCAGCTCTGATGATGCAGTATTTTAAACCGTCCGTGTCTGTTGCTTCATTTTTAATCTCTGATTTTTTAACGTATTCTTCGCCATTTATAATCATACTGTCCTCTTTCTGTTTGTTGTTTTCTTCTTCCCCTTAAACTCGTGGTACTTCTGAACTTGCTCTAGCCATTTGATTAGCTTGGGGATTTCTTTAAAATAAACTGGCATATTGATGTCTACAGCTTGATCTTCAAGAATATACGCCACGTTGCTAAACCCTTTAAACGCTAGCATTTTCGGCTTTCTCATTCGCTCTCCTTTAACGCTAGTCTTGCTGTTACCCTCGCCCATGCTGGCCATATTGACATCTCTTTTCCGTCCGGCATTTCTTGCCAATGTTTTTTATCAGTGTAAGGCTCGTTTTCAATTTTATTTAACGCATCCCTAAACCTTTTGTTTTCTGCTTCCAGCTTTTCAATGTGGGCGTAAATACTTAATAGATACTCTGGTGTGTGGTACTTCATGCACTCTATGGTTTCAGCGTCTAAAATCATGTAATCATTTACTTCTTCAGCCAACCGCTTTCCTTCTTCTAGTTGTTTATTCATCCTCAAACTCTCCTTTAAGTTGCAAAATATTATCGTATAACATTGCAACTTTAGACCTTTGAGGTTCCATTTCGTTAGTAATGCTGACAATTTCATTTAAAATTTCGTTTATGTTTTTTATTGATTCTTGTTTATTCATCGCAAGTAACCTCAATGATTACTCTCATAAAAAACTCCACAAAAACAAACACGCTATGAACATCGACGCGCCGAAGATGAACATCATCACATTTAAGGCCGTT